CGAAAAAACATTTGAAGCAATCAACAAACTTAAAGATGTAGAGATTGAATTACATCGTTTAAAAAACTTGTTGGAGATAACAGGCAGAGCGTTGGATGCAAAGTCTGAATGGGTAGGGTTGACTAAAGAAGAAGTAAAAAATGAAGTTGAGTTTTTCTTTCGTCATTCTTATGTTCAAGACCCTGATAGATTATTTTTATTTGCTCAAACAATAGAAGCTAAATTTAAGGATAAAAACAAATGAATGAAATACTAGATTACCTTTTACTAATCGGTGTACTTGGTATTGCGTCCGTATGGATAACCGCAGTGTTCTGTTTTATTATTTATACATTTGGGGGTTACGATGATTAGAATGTTGCGACGGATAATAAATGCTACTAACAGTGTTAGTGTTGGGAGTGCACTTAATACTACCAACGTAGGATTAAGACCTGAGAGTGGTGCAAATTGTAGGATGCGGATTAGTTTAATCCACGCAATGAACGGCGATATATTGGAGATCATGAAATATGATAAGAATCGTGATGAGTGGATGGCTAGTCACTACATAATACGTGAAGGGCAAACTTTACCCGAAGCTATTGCGTTAGTAATGCTAATGAAGGACTAATATGCCGAGAGACAAAAGTGAAATCACAAGTCAAGCTACCTTAACAATTAGGTTAACTCACAAACAAAAACAATTTGTTACGGACATGGGGGGCTCATCATGGCTCAGAAATTACATAGACAGACAGATAAGGTCAGAAGAAATCCAACTTGGCCTTTCCCCACAAAACTCCTTACTCAAGAACCAAAAAAAGTAAGACGTAGACAAGTAGATACAACTAAACATGAAGGGGCACTATTTTGAATGAAGATAACAAACGCATATATCGAGGTAAGGGTAAGAAACCTGCGATGCTGTGCACGAGTTTGCGTATACCTATTGACGTATTGGATTACTTTGCCAAGCACCATCCGTATACAAAGCAAGCCAAAATCAGAGAAATTCTTATCAATTATGTTAAACAACAAGGAGCATTAAATGAAGAAACCAATAGCACAAATCAGTAGAGTAGAGCGTTACATGGCGAGGTATCCAAGTGCCAAACCAAAAGAGATAGCAGATGTATTAGACTTACCATTGAAGGCGGTATACAACTATCGTATGCTCATCAAGAGAAAAAATATTCAACTACAAGCGATGGACGATATAGAGTCGTATCTAAATAAAGTTGTGCCGAAGACAGTGAAGGTAAAAGAATTTCCAGTTACTATGATTGAACCCGACCCAGTCAATCACCCTGCACATTACAAAGTAGGTGGAATCGAAACCATAGACTTCATTGAGGCTAAGGGGCTGAACTATAACCTTGGCAACGTAGTCAAATACATTACTCGATCAGACCACAAGAACAACCGAGAGGAAGACTTGAAGAAGGCTAGGTGGTATTTAGATAGAGAAATAATGAAACAACATATATAGCCTAACAATGTTAGGGTAGAAAGTTAGCCCACATTACGTGGGCTTTTTTACGTCTGTACTATTTACAAAGTAAAGAGTTGTGTTATAATTATTGAATGGCACAAACACCTGAAAACAAAGTTAAGGCATCTATTAAAAAGATACTGAGCAAGCACGACATTTATTATGTTATGCCGATTGGTTCGGGTTACGGCAATGCCGGTGTGCCAGACTTTATTTGTAATGTCAACGGCAAGTTCTTAGCTATCGAGGCTAAGGCGGGGAGAGGTCAGTGCACTGCACTGCAAGAAAAGAACTTAAAACAAATCAATGATGGTGGTGGTGTTGGCATAGTGATACGTGAGAACATGGAGGAGTATTTAGAGGGAGTGATTATTGGGATGAAGAAGCTATGAAACAAATAGACAGATACAGAATGGGATGGTCAGATGCAAGGGGTATATTTACCAGTGGGTATAAGGATAGGGTCGAGTACAAAGTTAAGATGAGTAAGTGGATACCGCCTAGGTATGCAGTGGTTAAGTATGTTAATGGTGGAGAAGCAGAGACAGTGATTGATGGAGTGCCGATAGAGACGGCACATGGGTATATAAAATTATTACAGGAGTGAGCGATGGAAATTAAAGAATCAATATTCACAGATGAGCAAATTGAGAAAGAGTATATATACATTCAAGGGTATGTGCAAGCACTAAGCGATAACGGAATAGAAGCAAACTTTCCAGTATTGCTTGTAAGGCATATAGAAAAAACATATGGCATCAGGATGAACTCAGTCTCAGTTTTACAGCCTGGGTTTAAGATGACAACTACGACTAGCATATAAGGAGTGAGCGATGGAAGAACTAAGCACAGGTATAAAGATTTTAGTTGAGCGTATGAAAAGCAACCCCGAAGAATTCTTTGATGGCGGGGGTAAGTGGGGCTTTATCTACAAAGAGTATTACAGGGACGTGCTTACCGAGTACGAGAAGGCAGTCATGCACGTAGCATTAAAAGACCTACGCAGGAAGGAGCTAGATACTAAGGTCATGTCTGAGCTAATGCGAGAGCAAGTTAAAGAGCGCACGTTCGGCAAAGCTATGGTGCACAAAGAAGGCGAACAAATTTCCTATACCAATGATGCCCCTTGGCATTTTAATAAATGAAGATAATTACATTAGACTTTGAGACGTATTACTCACAGGAGTTTAGTCTAACCAAGCTGACGACTGAGGAGTATGTACGTGACGAACGCTTTGAGGTTATTGGCGTAGCAGTAAGCGTTGATGGGGGCCCACCAACTTGGTGTAGCGGTAACAGAGAACAACTATACCAGTTCTTAGACACATATGACATACCCAACAATTTATGCTTAGCCCACAATGCGCAGTTTGACGGCGCAATCCTTAATTGGATTTTTGGCATCAAGCCAAAGGGTTGGTTAGATACTTTGTGCATGGGTAGAGCATTACATGGTACGCAGGTAGGTGGAAGTCTTAAGGCATTGACTCAGTTCTACGACGTAGGTGTTAAGGGTTCAGAAGTAGAGGATGCTAAAGGATACCGACGGGGTAACTTTACGCCCGAGCACCTTGCGCATTATGGTGAATATTGCAAGAACGATGTAGCCCTCACATGGGATTTGTTCAACTGCATGAGCAAAGGCTTTCCACGTACTGAGCTACGTCTAATAGACTTAACAATACGGATGTTCACCGAACCAGTCTTGAAACTTAACCCCACCATGCTTCAGGCAAACTTGCTTATCATTAAGAAACATAGAGAAAAACTACTAGAGAACTTTTCCGAAGACCACCTAATGAGCAACGAGAAGTTTGCCGAGCTATTAAAAGCACATGATGTTGAACCCCCAAGGAAGGTTAGCAAGGTGACAGGCAAAGAGGCTTGGGCATTTGCTAAGACCGATGAAGACTTCAAAGCGTTACTTGATCATCCAAATATTGAAGTGCAAACATTAGTCGCAGCGAGGTTAGGAGTTAAGGGTACGTTAGAAGAGACAAGGACTCAAAGGTTTTTGGACATAGCACATAGAGGTACTCTGCCTATACCACTTAGGTACTACGCCGCACATACAGGGCGGTGGGGTGGCGACGATAAAGTTAACCTGCAAAACCTGCCGAGAGGGTCAAAACTCAAGTTAGCTATCCGACCGCCTGAAGGTTACAAGATAATTGACTCGGACTCATCACAGATTGAAGCAAGAACTTTGGCTTGGTTAGCAGGTCAGGACGATTTAGTTGAAGCATTTGAAAAGGGCGAAGATGTATACAAAATCATGGCATCTGCTATCTACGGCAAGGAGATCACGGAGATTACCAAAGAGGAGAGGTTTGTCGGTAAGACGACTATTCTTGGTGCGGGCTACGGAATGGGCTCGGCTAAATTCAAGAATCAACTTAAAACTTTTGGTGTTGAAGTTACGGACGAAGAGGCAAAGCGAATTATTGATACGTACAGAGCTACTTATCCACAAATTGTGGCTCTTTGGAAAACCGCAGGGGATAGTATCAAAGCGATACTTCGAGATCA